GGATTTGGGGGAGGGGTTAGTGGCGCCGTTCAGCGGGGTGGTGTTGAGCGCGCACGATTGGGGCGGGGGAATCGGGCGGGTGATTCAGATTTTGGGGGTGACGAGGGCGGGGGAGATGATCGTGTGGGCGGGGTGGCATCTGCAAGAGATGTTCGTTTCCCCAGGCGAGATCGTGTGGAAGGGCGGCCCGCCAATCGGTACGATCGGAAACGCAGATGGGCGGTACGCCGGCGCTCATCTCCACGAGCAGATTTGTGTGGTGAATGCGTGGGGGATCCCAGGCCCGCGGACGTTCGCGAGCGACGGGCGGTATGACTGGCGGCAGCCGTCACGGTTTTACGAGGAACACGGGGTGGAGGCGGATTTGGTCCGGCGCGTGGCGGAGCGCGACGGGGCATAGATGATTGAGGGTCCGACGGGCGAGGAGATCGATCGTCTGAAGGAGGAGCTTGAGCTGACCTGGACGCAGATTGACGAGCGATTTCCCGGGATCAAGCGGGAGACGCTGCGGTCCAGGCACAGAGCGTGGAAAAAGAAGTCCTCCTCGGTACCTGTACCTGAACAATCAGAGGAGTTTTGTGGTGTTCCAGCGCGGGACGTGATTCGGGCGCTGAAGCGAAAGCCGAGGACGTTGCACGAATTGAGCGAGGTGGTGGATCGGGCGGAGAGCACGGTCGAGGATATCATTGCCGAGATGGTGGCGGCGGGGTACGCGATCGAGCGGGATGAGCAACGGCGGGTGTTGTTGCCGGATAAGCCGGCGGGGGATTACGAGCCGTCGTTGGCGCTGTTTCCGGAGGGGGGGCAAACGTTCGAGATTTGTTTCGGGGTGGTGAGCGACACGCACGGGGGGAGCCGGGCGGAGCAGGTGACGGCGCTGCGGGATTTCGTGCATATTGCCCGGGAGGAATATGGGGTGCGGCATATTCTGCACGGGGGGGATACATTTGCGGGGTACGGGGTGTACCGGGGGCAGGCGGCGGATCTGTACGCAATCACGGGGGAGGAGCAGGCGGACGCGGTGGCAAACAACCTGCCGGAGTACGACGATCTGACCTGGTATCTGTTGGGGGGAAACCACGATTATGCGTTTTTCAAATCGGCGGGGTTGGATGTGCGGCGGGAGCTGGTGAGTTTGGGGCGGGACGACGTTGTGTTGCTGGATTACGACGCGGCGGATGTGCCGTTGTTGCCGGGAGTGGAGGCGCGGTTGTGGCATCCCAGCGGCGGGGTGCCGTATGCGTTGTCGTATCGAGGGCAGAAAGGAGCGGCGCAACTGGCACAAGATGAGTTGATGTCGGTGGTGATGGGGGAAAAGCCCAAGCCGACGATTCGGTTGATGTTGATCGGGCATTTGCACGTGATGTATATGTTTGATCATGGGCCGATGACGGTAATCGGGATGGGGTGTTTCGAGGGCCAGACAAATTATTTGCGGCGTAAGGGATTGGTTCCACACGTGGGTGGGTGGATTTTGCGTTGCCAGTTTGTGGATGGGATGCTGCATCGGTTGGATCCTGTGCGTATTCGTTACCGGGAGATTGAGGATGATTGGAAACCCTGGTGGGCCCGGCGCCAGGCGAAGCGGGAAGAGGTTGAGGAGTTGGAGCCGATTTTTTCATTGGCTGAGGAAGGGGGCGGCTGATGAAGGTGCGACGAACGGGCGGCAAACGAGGGTCGAGCCCGACCTGGTACATCTGGGCGGACGACGCGCGGGAGCAGGCAGCCATCCGGGCGGGGCTGGTGGCGGAGATGGCGCCGGACGCGCGGTTTCGGTTTGTGCTGGCGTGGGGGTTCGGGAGCGAGGCGGAGGCGACGGCGGCGATGGAGCGGATGCGGGAGGAGTTGGATCTGCCGGAGCTGGCGCGGGAGGAGGGTTGGCCGGAGCGGATCGTCAAGCGGGTTATCGAGGACGACGCACGGCTGAAGGTGCATCAGCGGGAGCTGGCCACGCTGGAGGGCCAGTTGGGTGTGCTGGCGCGAGAGTTGGGGGATGCACGATTGTTCGCGTTGGCGAGGGAATTTGCGGGATGGCGGGAGACGCAGGAGACACTGCGGCTGGAGATGGTGGACACGGTCGAGTTGGCGTGTCTTTTGTGTGGGATGAGTCAATGAGATTACAGCGTAGTCTGGTGATGTTGGCGTTGGCGGTTGCGGTGGTGGCGGTCGCGTTGTGCGTATGGGGGGAGGGGGCGGAGGGTGGGTTTGTGTCGCCGGTGGCGACGCCGGTGGTGGTGGAGGGGTTCCGATAATGGGACTACGGGGAATGTAAGGAGTTTATGGGGGTGAATGGGGTAGAACCGGGGAGGGCCGAAGTGCTACTCCGGTGACGCGGGTTCGATTCCCGCCACCTCCACTGTGATGTGTGATGCGTAAGGGGATGCGATGCTGACGCGGTTGTTGGAGCGGTTGCGCGAGGTGTTGCGGGAGGTGGCGCTGCGAACGTGTTTATTTCGTGTAGTGATGGGGTATAGCCCCATCGTGTTTTTTGCTCGGAATAAACAAATTGGAGGCATACGATAGGCGTACAGGGTGATGTATTGTTTTTGCCGCGGTGGATGACGGGCGAGATCGAGCGGTCGTTGCGGGGGTTGACGCGCAAGCAAAGGACGACGGTGCTTAAATTGGCGGAGGCGGCGGCTACGCCGGGCGTGTCGATGTCGGATGTGTTTCGGCAACCGGATTGCTGCAATCGCTCGACTTGGTACGACCGTCCGAGCCGACCCGGGTGGGAGAGCGATCCACAGATTAAGCGGGCGCTGGAGCTGGCGACGCGGCGGGCGCAGGAGTGGCAGGATGGTGAGATTGCGCGGCATATCGAGGCGGCGCAGCGGAAGCTGGCGAAAGCGTCTCCGGCGGCGGTGGACCGGCTGATCACGCTGATGGCGTCGGCGGAGGATCAGCGGCTGCAGCGGTTGTCGGCGCTGGACATTTTGGACCGGGCGGGGGAGGCGACGGCGAACAAGGCGCGGGTGGCGAGCAGCAGCGGGGATGAGATGACGATGAACGTGAGCCTGGGACGGCTGGGGGATGATGAACTCGAACGAATCATCGCAAATCTACAAACGGCGACTGGCGGCGCTGTTGATGGAGCGGCAACGGCGTGCGATGGGGACGGCGGGGGTGGACCTGTTGACGTGGACGATCCTGCACCGGCGGGATCTGGGGCCGGATAAGCCGTTTGATTTGACGCGTCACCCGTACCTGGTGGATATTTACAACGAGACAGCGCGGCGGCTGGTCATTTACAAAGCGAGTCAGATGGGGGCGAGTGAGTATCTGGTGAGCTACGCGCTGCATGCGGCGGACGAGCGGGGGGCGACGGGGCTGTATGTGTTTCCAACGGACACGCACGTGAGTGATTTCTCTTCGGCCAGGATCGGCCCGGCGATCGAGGCGAGCGCGTATCTGAGCGATATTGTGGTAGAGGGGGCGGGGCCAGGGGGAAAGCGGGGGGCGGACCGGGTGACGCTGAAGCGGGTGCGAGACCGGTTCATTTATTTGCGGGGGGCGAAAGTGACGCCGGACGGGAAGGCGCCGCAACTGAAAGCTATCGACGCGGATGTGCTGATCCTGGATGAGTGGGACGAGATGGATCCGCGGGCACCGGTGATCGCACGGAAGCGGTTGGGACACAGCCGGCTGGCGGAGGAGCGGGCGGTGAGCACGCCGACGTATCCAGAGCGGGGGATCCACGCGGAGTGGGGGGAGACGGATCAGCGGGAGTGGTTCGTGCGGTGCGGGGCGTGCGGGGAGCGGCAGGTGTTGGGGATCGGGTCGGTGGTGACGGAGTGGGATGAGCTGGAGCGGCCGCGGGCGTGGCACGGGATGGGGGAGGGGCAGGCATTCGCGGCGTGTCGGCGGTGCGGGGCGGGGTTGGACCGATTGGGGGATGGGGGGGAATGGGTAGCAAAATTCCCAAAACGGGATATTGTGGGGTTTCATCTGACGAAATTATTTAGTGGGACAGCGGATTTGCTGGAGATCGTCCAGGGGTTGGATACGACGGACGAGACGAAGCGGAAAGAGATTTATAATCAGGATCTTGGTCTGCCGTATGTCCCCCGGGGCGGGAAGCTGACAGACGATGTGTTGGACGGGTGCCGGCGGGCGTATGGACACGGGCGGGTAACGGATGAGCGCACAGTGATGGGGGTGGACGTGGGGAAGGTTTTGCACGGGGTGATTCGGGGGGAGGTGGACGGGGAGACGGGGGAATGGCCGCAACGGTGGGCGGGGGAGATCGAGAGCTTTGAGCAGGTGGGGCGACTGATGCGGCGATTCGAGGTGGAGACGCTGGTGATCGACGCGCTGCCGGAGACGAGCAAGGCGCGGGAGCTACAGGACGGATTTGCGAGGGGGCGGGTGTGGCTGGCGTATTACGTGACGCAAAAGATCGGGAGCAAACGCCAGGCACCAGTGCAGTGGAATAAAGCAGAGGGGACGGTTAATCTCGACCGGACGCGGACGCTGGATGAGACGTTCGGCGGGTTTTACGCAGGGACGCGGACGCTGCCGGGGGATGCGCGGGAGGTGCGGGATTATTACGGTCATCTGAAGGCACCGGTGCGGGTGTTGGAGAAGGCGCGAGGGGGGCAGTTGGTGGCGCGATATGTGGAGAGCGGCCCGGACCATCTGGCACACGCGGAGAATTATTGCTCCGTGGCGAATATGGCGGTGGGTGCGGCGGTGGGGGTGGCGGAGGAGCCGGGGGATTATCACGCGGAGGTGGAGCGGAGCGTGTGGGTGTGAGAATGGATGCCGATAATGAGGATACGCGGAATCACCCCGACCGACCAGGACGGCGTCGAGACCGGCGGCCGTCTCGGCGAAATCACATGAGGCAGGAGGTCAGGATGATTCCCGCGGAGCGGCGCGCGATTCTGTGGCTGGCGGCGGGATTCAACGACGGGGGGGAGGATGAGCCGGGGTCGGGAGGGGTGAAACAGTATGGATACCGGAGGGGGGGAAAGCGGGCGAGGGATCTGAGCGGGATGAGCCAGGATAGAGCGATTGAAGCGGCGTATAGACTGTGGACATCGACGCCGATGGGATGGCGGTTGGTGGAGCTGGCGGTGGATTTCCTGGTCAAGAACGGGGTGGGGGTGGTGTGCGAATCGCCGGAGGTGGAGGAGGTGGTCACGCGGTTCTGGCGGGTGAATGAGATGGACGAACAGCAGGAGCTGCTGGTGCGAGAGTTGATGCTGTTCGGAGAGCTGTGCGTGCGGGTATTCGTGCGGGATGGACAGGACGTACGTATGCGGGGAGACGGCGCGGTGCGGTTCGGGGTGGTGGATCCGGCGCGGATCGATCAATTGGTGTGCGATATGGAGAATGCGTCGGACCTGGTGGTGCGACCGGATGAGGCGACGGGGCAGTACACGTGGTCGGGGTCGGGGCGGGCGGAGGAGGGGGCGTGTGTGGGGCAGGGGTGGCGGGTGGTGGAGGGGGGCCAGGTGACAAAGGGGGACGTGTTTGATGAGGCGGCATTCGACGGAGCGTGTTTCTATTTCGCAGTGAATCGGATTCGGAGAGGGAATCGGGGGCGCCCGTACCTGCTGCCGTTGGTGGATTGGATCGATCGGGACGATCAGTTGTTTTTTGATGTGTTGGAGTGGGCGGCGATTCTGCGGGCGTTTGTGTGGGATTTGCTGATAGAGGGGGGCGACGCGGCGACGGTGGCGAACGAGGTGCGGCGGCTGCGAGCGACAAAGCCTGGAGGGGTGTACGGACACAACGACAAAATCACGCTGGAGGCAAAAAACCCGAACCTGCACGCGGCGGATTTCGAGCATCTGATCCGGCAATTGAGAATCAAAATTGCGGGCGGGGCGGGATATCCAGAGCATTGGCTGGCGGAGGGAGGATATACAAATCGGGCGACAGCGCAAGAAATGGGCGCGCCGACATTCACGATGCTGGGGCGGCGGTCGGGGTACGTACGGCGAATGCTCCTGACGTTGGTGCGCTTCGCGGTGGATATGGCGGTGGCGTTCGGGACGCTGGTGGAGGAGGTGGCGGAGTTGGGGGAGGATGGGACGCCGACGGGGGAGACGGTGGCGGTGCGGGACGTGGTGGACGTGGTGATGCCGGAGATCTCGGAGCGGGATATGGAGACGGCGGCGGGGGCATTCGGGCAGGTAGCGGGGGCGGCGGTGATGGCGAATGCGCAGGGATTGCTATCGGACCGGGGAGCGATTGAGATCCTGGCGGCGGTGGCGGCGATGCTGGGGGTGACGGTAGATGTGGTGGCGACGTTGGAGGAGATGGGGGGGGCGTATGAGGCGGGAGCGTTGGAGGAGGCGTTGGAGAGTGTAAGATAATGCGTAAAGGAGCATAGCATGGACGCGGTGGTGATTGGAGATTGTGAAGCGCGGGAAGAGGAGATGGATGAGGAGGAGCGGGAGGAGGAAACGAGGGAAGCGAGTGTGATTGTGGTGACGTTCGCGGAGCCGGGAAGCGCGGAATTGGGGGTGAAGTGGGAGGGGGTGACGCCGACACAACTATTGACGGCGGGGGAGTATCTGAGAATGATCGCAGAGAAACGAATCAACGAGCGGTGGATGAAAGAGGCGATGGCACAAATGCAACAGAAGCAGGCGATGGCACAGGTACAACAGATGCTATGCGGGGAGCGGGTGCAGTAGTGCCAGGGAAGAAGGAGGCATACATCCGGGCGGTGGCCCGGCTGGTGCGGGAGACGAACAACCTGGAGGGGGACGCGCTGTGGCGGGCGGTGGAATTGCTGGAGGGGGCGCATGGGCGGATCGAGGAGGCACTGCTGACGGGGGGGACGGAGTGGGAGGTGGCGCGGCTGCAGCGGCTGCGTACACAGGTCGAGGCGACGATGCAGGATTTCGCCAGGCGGTACGCGGCGGAGTTTCGGGGTAGGGAATCGACGGCGTGGGAGCTGGGGGAGCGGATGGTGGACGATCCGTTGGGGGCGTATGGAGTGAGCACAACGGGATGGCCGATGTTATCGCGGGCGCGGCTGGAGATCCTACAGGGATTCAGCGCAGATCTGATCACGAATATGTCTCAGGATTCCATCCGGCGAATCACGGGGGTGATCACGCGGGCGGCGATGACGGAGATGGGACCGGCGGAGGCGATGGCGGAGATCACGCGGCTGTTCGGGATGATGGGAATCACGCGGACGGGGCCGTGGCGGGCGACGGGAATTTTGTATCGGGCGGAGCTGATCACGCGGACAGAGTTGTTGCGGACATTCAGTCTCAGCACGCAAGCGCGGCTGATGCAGGCGGTGGAGCTGGTGCCAGGAATGGGGAAACGGTGGGTGGCGACGGGAGACAGCCGGACGAGAGCGAGTCATTTGGCGGCGCACGGGCAGGTGGTGCCGGCGGGGGGGAGATTCAGGGTGGGGGGCTGGGAGTGCGATTATCCGCGGGACCCGGCGTTGCCTCCGGCGGAGAGCTGTAACTGTCGGTGCCGACACGTGGCGTGGTTGCCTGAATTCGGGGAGGAGTGGGGGGCGTTGGATGAGCGGATACAACGTTTGATGAGGAGATAGAGGATGAGGTATCACGCGGATCGTTCAAATGGACGGGGGTACACGTGGAAATTGACGGCGGCGGAAAATCAGATGATGATGCGGCTGCGCGGGCTGGAGGATGGGATGCACCTGGTGACGGTGCGGAAGGTGGCGGGGCGAGTGGCGGGGGTGGCGGTGTTGAGCGCACAGGAGGAGGGGGAGGGGGAGACGGAGGAATGCAAGCACCCGCTGCGGATGGCAGGACATTCAGGGTGAGTGGTGGAGTTGACAGGGTGGGGAGGCATGGTATAATGGGTGCCGATAAGGGGAATACACGGAAGTAGTTTCAGTTTGGGCGGAGACACCTCGACCGGGGCAATGTTTTCGCCGGGCGCGTGAAACAGAGACACACGGGCCGCTGCCGATCTGCGATGATCGGGGCGGCCCGTTTTGTGTTTAGGAGGAATTATGCCGATTTCGACGATTGATGAGGCGCCGGAGAATTTGCGAGAGTTGGACGGGGCGGCGCTGACGGTGAAACAGATCAACCATATCCTGCGAATTTTTGATGCGCTGGAGGAGGAGGGGGAGGTCGAGGAGCCGATGGCGGCGGCGATCGCGCAGTTCAAGGCGCTGTATCACAAGGCGGGGAATCGGTGGGTGCGGAACGGGTCGGAAGCGCAACGGGTGCGCATGGCGGCGATGATCGAGGCGGTTGAGGGAGCGACGGGGCGAGAGTGGGAGGTGGTGATCATCGGGGCGCGGGGGATGGAGGACGTGGTGGAGGTAGAGGGACAGCGGGCGCTGCGGACGAAGAACGGGGAATTTTATCTGCTGAAGGCGCTAGAGAATTCGGTGGGAATCTGGGAGGGGGTCAAGGTTTACGACAATCATCTCACGGACGAGGAATTTGTGGCGCGGCAGGGGATGCGGTCGGTGGCGAACGAATGGATGGGGACGATTGTGGACCCGTGGTGGCAGGCCGAGCCGCCACAGGTGCGAGGCAAACTAAAAATCGTGGAAGAGGGACTGACGCGCAAACTGATGGCGGCGATGGAGCAGGGCCCGGAGGTGTTGCGCGGGATTGGATTGAGCATTGATGCGTTTGTGACGGGACGGGAAGTGGAGTTCGAGGGCCAATCCGTGCCGTTGTTTGAGGAGATCGTGCAGGCGTTTTCGGTGGACGTGGTGGCAAACCCGGCGGCGGGCGGGGGGTTCGAACGTGTATTGGCGAGCATACAGGATGAAGGAGGTAGTGAGATGGACGAGGAACAACTGAGGACATTGGTGCAGGGGCTCGTCGCCGAGGCGATCGGTGATTTGAGCAATCAGGTGAGAGAACAGATCAAAGAAGCTGTGCAGGAGGCCCTCGATGCGCAGGTGGAGCCGGAGGAATCAGAGGACGACGAGCCGGCCGAGGAAGAGGAGTTGGAGTCGGAGGAAGAGGTTGAGGAGCCGGCGGAGGACGCGCGGGCAGAGGAAGCGCGCACGATGCTGGCGGAGGCGAAGGAGCTGGCGGCGCGGTTGATCGAGAGCGCGCAGGTGCAACGATGCGAGGCGGCGCTGGAGACGGCGCTGGCGGGGTCGGGGCTCCCGGAGGCATTCCGCGACGTACTGCGAGCGCGGTACGTGGGGCGAGTGTTCGAGGCAGAGGAGCTGGAGGGGGAGATCAAGGCACAGCGGGAGGCGCTGATGAGAGTGTCGGAGTCCGGTCGGGTGCGCGGGTTGGGCGAGATGCTGCGGCCGAGCGGGGACGACGTGGCACCACAGGAGCGGCTGGTGCATCGGGCGCTGGCGACATTCGGGATGCGAGACGAGATCCCGGAGGCGTACCGGAGCCGCGAGGCAAGCCCGGCGTGGCGCGGGTTGCGGGATATGTACATCGATCTCACTGGGGATGATGAGTTTTACGGGCGGTTCTACGCGGAGCGCGTCACCGAGGCGAACGTGACAACCACAACGATGTCGTACACGGTGGCGAACGTGCTGAACAAGATCCTGGTCAATGAGTTCTTCAAGAAGGAACAATGGTGGGAGCCGCTGGTGACGAACCGCGACCTGGACAAGTTCCAGGATATGCGGCTAGTTTCACTGTACGGGTTCTCCACGCTGGCGACGGTGCAGGAAGGCGGGCCATATCTGGAGCTGACGTGGGACGATTACGAGGAGACGGCCAGCATCGCCAAGAAGGGGAACTATGTGGGGGTCACGCTGGAGATGATCATGAAAGACGACCTCCAGACGGTGCGCAAAATCCCGGAGGGGCTGGGCGCCGCGGCATACAACACGGTGGCTGACCTGGTATCGGGGGTGTTCACGGATAACTCCGGGACGGGGCCGGACATGACGGCGACCTCGCGGAAACTGTGGAACGGGACGGACGGGAACCTGCTGACAAGCGCTCTTTCGTTCGCCAATTTCGACACGGCGGCGCAGACGCTGATGGGATTCACCGAGCCGGGGTCGAGCCGGGGACTGGGGTTGATGCCGGGATATCTGCTGGTGCCGACGGAGCTATACACTACCGGTCTACAGATCCGCAACAGTGAACAGGAGCCCGGGACGGGTGACAACGACGTGAATCCGTGGTATCAGCAGTTTGACGTTGTGCGCGTGCCGACGTGGACGGATGCGGACAACTGGGCGCTGATGGCGCGACCGGAGCAGTTCGAGGGTATCGTGCTGGGGTGGCTGTTCGGGAAGAGGCAACCGGAGATTTTCGTGGCCGATAGCGAGCTGGCCGGTGCGATGTTCACCAACGACGAGATGCGGATCAAGATGAGGTTCTGGACGTGTCTGGGTGTGACGGATTACCGGTTCGGCGTGAAGAGCAACGTGTAGCGGGGGTTGAATCGGTTCCGATAAGGCGCATACAGAGAAGCGTAAATAAGCCCCTCCTCTCGTTTGGCGACGGGGGGAGGGGATATGACAGGAGGTTGAGACGATGAGCGAGATACAAAAAAGATGGGTAGCGTACGGGATTGTGGCGGTGGCGGTGATCATCGCGGCGCTGTTGGGGATGCGGTATCCGATGCCGGAGCCTCCGGGAGAGGTGGTGGCGCTGGGGACGACGCATTTCACGAACGTGGAGGCGGAGGACATAACGGCGACGGATGACCTGACGGTAGGTGATCGGTTGTCGGTGCCAATCATTGCAGCGTCGGACGATATGACCGTGACCGATAATCTGGTGGTCTCCGACGATTCGATGCTTGGTAATGCGGCCGGCGATACGACGGCAATGACAGGCACTGCGACGCTCTATGGATATCGGGATGCTACGACCGGGTACGACTATTTCACTACGATTCAGGGAAATACAACGGGAATCACGAATGGAGCCAAGACGTATGGGCTGTATGTCTCGCTGACGCGCCCGGCGGGGTATGGGTCGAACGGTAGTGACCTGGACGATGCCGGGATCAAGGTGCGCGTCGATTCTCACGCGACCACGACGACGGCGGGGACGGTGCTGCGCGGCATCGATGTGGAAGCGAAGGCGGACAATCCCGGCGGTACCGTGTCTAACATCTATGGCGGTGACATCACGGCCAAGAGTGACACTAGTGCTGGTTCTGTCAATGTTATGCAGGCCTTCGGCACTAACGTGCAGAACAACGCGGCGGTGACCACCACTCTACGGAGCGCGGACTTTCGGCTGTTCCGGCAAGCTGCGACTGAGCCGACGACGGAGCAGGTGGTTCGAATCCGCAACAGTTCATCGAGCGGAACGGGGTGTGATTGCGGGTTGTGTTTCGAGTCCGATGACAGTGGCGCGACCGACGATTTTGACTACATCATCGATATGGCCAGTGCCGATGCTGGCACCGCGGACATTCGTCTGAGCAACAGCGAGACAATCAAGAACACGACCGATACCATTGTGGAGATCGGCGGGTTTTTGGCTTTTGACGTGGGCGCGACTCTGAATATCACGACCGGGGACACGATCACGCCGACGGCGAGCTATCAGCCGTTGATGGTGGATGGGACCGGGGCGGCGGCGACTACGGATAGCAGCACGGCGATTGCCGATGGCGCGGAGCCGGGGCAGATTCTGATCCTGATCAACCGCGATGACGAGGATATCGTCGTCAAGAACGGTGCAAACACGTTATTCTCCGGGGATCTCACGTTGACGGCCAGTGTGAGCGATACACTGACGCTGGTGTGGGACGGCGGGGACTGGGTGAGCATCGGGATGCGTGATAACTAGATGCGCGTACTGGCGTACGTGGCGCAGAGTCTGGCCAGGCCGTGGCGATGGATACGGCGGTGGCCAGGGACGCGGGTGTTGACGTGTCCTCCGATGACGGGGGAGACGGTCACGGCGGGGGATCTGGAGGGGTACGATGTGTTGGTGTTCAAATTGCACGGGCTGCCGGGGCAACCGTACTGGTATGGTGACAACTGGCAGACGGCATTAACAGCGGAGACGGTGCGGGAGGCGAATCTGGACGGGGTGATGGTGTTCGCGGCGAACTGTCACGCGATCACGCCGCGCGGGAAAGCGGGGGAGATGGTGCAGGCGCTGTTGGACGCGGGGGCGCGGGCAGTGGTGGCGGGAGCGGGGCAGAATCTGGCGAGCAATTTGGGGGCGGTGGGGGCGGATCTGTTGGGGCGATGGTGGTTGGTGGGT